TCTACCAAATGGTCCTGAGTTCCGCCCATTGAGAAGATAATCACAAAGTTATCCGGCAATTGATGCTTCTTGACCATAGCGACTTCTTTTGTATAAGCATAAAAAAATACATGCGGGTTCTCTTTTGCGATATCTAACCATAAAAGAAAATACTGCTCTGTAAAAAAATCACCTGAATCGTGGATTCGAACTGATTTACCACCCTGATATCTTTTGGCTTTTAGTTCATTCGTCAATTGATTCTTCCAGCCTTCAGCGTCATTCACGATTAACTCCAAATTTCGAGTATGGGCTTTCTTGACATTGGAAAAGTTATAGGTGCCGGACCGGGCGTAGCACAATTGGGCGCATACTCCAGCGCTAGGGCAGACCAGCATATTTTTACCCGTTGACAATTTAGCGGCGAGCGCCGGAAGGGTCCATGTAAATATGCCGTCAGCCCTAAGTTCTCTGTTGCCGTTTGTTAATAGATATTTAACGGGCATTACAATTCAAACGCAATCCATATAAAACCTAGGTTGATAGCAAGGCCGTATTTATCAATTGTAAAACCTACGGAGAAACTGCTTAAGTTACCGCCGACCATTAGATATCTCTTACCTATTTGAACTTGCTTAATCATCACTCCCCCTAAATGCCGGACACCCTCCGGTTTCGGTTATGTCTCTGAATCGTCTTGCATTTTGTGCATCAACGTGCCAGAGCCATAGCATTAATGAGCCCCCTGCAATAAAACCGCAAAAGACTCCAAGTATCCATAGCATCATTTTGTTTTCCCTTCGGTAGTTTGCTCCGTCATGTAAACACCTTCACACCAAAAGCATTCGTAATTTTCTGATGTTATTCCTTTAACTTGAAAGACTGCATAGCAATGCGGACATTTATAAGTTCGCCACACCGGATAAATCTCAAAAATCCATTTAGGAATTAATTTGTTCAACAAACTCATTTTTTGCCCCATACGTCATATTCGGTTTTTGTTTCAATAATTTCCCAGCGCTGTTCTTTTGCGTCGTTAAAAGTAATCACGTCAACAACTCGACCTTTGTGGTCTTCTTTAACCTTCGCAATAATAGTTCCTTCAGAATCTTTTAGAAACTTAATTGTGGTTATGCCTTCACCCATGCAATCGCTCCATTCCCTTGAGGTGTCTTGCGACGCAATCCTGAATCTTTAATCCATCCGTCATTCATTAGGCTATTTCTAATCGATGAGGCCGATTGATGCAACCACCCGGTCAGCGATTCGATTTCGTGGTCACAAAGCCCGCGCTCGCCCGCGCCCGCGATGAGGTCAAACACCCGGGCTCTTTTCGTGCCGGACCGGGGTAGAACGGCCCTAGCCGCATCCCTAGAAGTCCTTGGACTGTTCTTACCTATTCGAATTACATTCGCTTCTACGGGCCTCCTAGCGGCCTTATTTGCGATGCAACAAGGGCAGTGAATTATTTCGGGCTTTGGGGAGAAGTCCAATGTATCTTGCACCATCTTTCCTCCTTCGTGGTATGGAGAGGGGCTCGGAGTTACCCGAGCCCCAACCTATCAAACAAGTAGCGCGAGCGCCTTATCCTTCAGCGAATTGTTTGTACCTTCAATGATGCGCTGTCCTCGACGTTGCGCTTCATCCTTACCGCGGATTACTGAAATCCAATCGGCGTACTCAACAACTGCGTTATATCCGGCCCATGCAGTTCCGCGAATGTTGTCCTGTGTAGGTGCATCCCACAACTTCACAATATCGTCGAACTTGTTGTTCCAGATTTCCAATGTGCGCTTGTTTATTTCATTATCTTCAGGTGCTACTGGGAGAACCTGTCGGACGTAATTAATAAACTCGCTCTTATTCATTTCAGTATCAATCAAGCGATTAGCAAGAATGTTGAATTCATCCTTGTACTTGAGTGTCATGCCAAGAGCGGCCTTTGCTTCTTCGACCTTACCTTGAGCATTCTTTGTGTGGCGAACTTTGTAAGTTGAGACCGCCTTATCAAGAGCGAACTTAACTGTGTTAGCGCAGACCGGGCGAACCGGAGTTACTGCCGCTGTTAGTGGTGAAGTGCCATCATGTGAGTTCACAATCATCAAATAAAGATTAACGATGTCGCGGCCTCCGGCTAGTTGCACCGCTTCTGGCATTTGCATAGATAGGAAAGTGCGGCGCCCACCATCTAAGGACCCAGCAGTTTCAAATCCGAATCCGCCTTCAAATGCGATGTTGTCGCAGAATGAGAAAGCGTCGATGTTTTGGACTGGCTCGTAGTAATTACCTACGACGCCAAGAGTTCCAAACCCTAGGTCTTTGTGAACGCGGCCTGTTGCAAACTTATCTTCAACTTGCACTTGGACGCCATCAGGACCTGTTGCAAAGATTGGATACTTCTCTACGGTCCAATCTAGTTTTGCGATTTCAAGCGCTTCTTGAGCATTCTTTGCATCTTCGCAAACTGTGCCAAGTGAGTGCCATGCGGGCTGACGAAATGAATAAAACGCACCTTCGCCATTTACGATTTCGAGATTATGTGCCATATTTTTTTCTCCTTCGTGGTTGATTTACTTACCTGAACAGTAAACCCAAGTTAGGTTTACTGTCAAGTTCATTTGATTAGCAGGTCTGACTTTGACCTTTTGGCTTACCGTCCCATAAGAAGGCCGCCGCGTAAGAGTTAAGTCTCACGCCATACCCACCGCCGGACCAAGCCTGTTGGATTTTGTAACGCCTAATTGGATAAACGTTGGTGCTATATCCCGGTGCATCCCAGTTCTTGACCTCATAAGTTGAGGAATCTGTTGGGATGACATTCTGGTGAGCCCACCCGGTAATTTCAGTTACCTTAGAACCGACCTTTTGAATCCACACTGAGAATTCGCTGGTCTTTACGACCTTGAAGAACTCGATGTTTGTCTGGTCATAGCCCCATGAGGAGTAAAGAATGTCCCCGACTTTTGGAATTACTTTTTCAATTGTTGCTGTTGTCATTTTTATGCCCCCCTTTGCTTTTCGAAGAAGATATCTGAAGCGAATCTGTAAGCATCCGCCCAAGCATTTTCTTTTTTATTTGTGAAGCGCTTCTTTACTTTGCCGTCAACCTTGACGACTGCATATCCGGCGATATCTTCATAGATGACCACGCCGAAACCTAGTTCTTGAATCTCAAATCCTCTTGCGTCAATTATTTTTGTCATTTGATTTCCCTCCTAGTCCAATCTGCTTTGTCCGTAAGCATTGATTCCGTATTTGTTAAGCACTTGAGCGAACGCTCCGGCAAACGCCGCTTTGCGGTCCACGCTCTGTCCGAACTCTCGAACCCAGATTTCGTATCCGCCGTAGTAACCCTTGCTACCGATTTCCTGAGCCTTCAACCAGTTAACAAACGCACCTCGCGCTGGAGAAATGTTGACCCAAGCAAACCCGCAAAGACCATCAAGGATGTAAGTCTTCTTGCTGAAATCAATTTCGTCGCTGAGACCAATTGCATCTCCAACAATAAACTTTGGAGTATCGGCATCTTTGCCAGCGTTTAACCCTGCTTCGTATGCTTCACGATAAATCGCTTTGCACTGAGTCTTAGTAAGTGCTTTTTTCTTTTCAATTACTTGAGTCATTTAAACTGCCTCCTCTACCTTAACGATGATTTGTTGGATTCTGAATTGCTTACCGCCGAAGACCGCTTGAATCTGAGCGAAGTCCTGAGCCTCTTGCTTCTTTTCGAATTGGAACTTCTGACGTTGACCTCTGAACTCCACTTCATAGACTCTCTTGAACATTTTGACCTCCGGTCTAGGAACTCCCTGTCCCTACATTCATATTATAAACCCGGGTTTAGTATTAAGTCAAACTCATTTGAATAAGAATCATGCTTAGGTTATGTGATTTAGGTCACATTAAAGGCAGATGACTTCAGCCTCATTGCGACCTTGGAACAGCGCGACAATTTCAGCCTTGTTTACGGTCTTCTGAAGCACCTTACCGGGCTTTCCAAAGCGCTCCGCAAAGAACTTAGCCTTCTCCGGGTCTAAGGTCCATGAGAGGCCGTCCTCGTTGACCCCGGGCTCGCATCCTCTGTAAATCTCAACAGTCTCCGGGAGATTCGCAAGTGTAAAGCGCTCATTCGCATCCATTAAGTTTTCGCGGCCCGGGCGCTTTGACCAAAAGAGCGCTCGCCATGTTGGAAGGTTCTGCCATCCGTTTTCTGTATCGGTCCACACTGATGCAAGTAGCGACCAGTATTCCTTATCGGATAGTTCCTTAGTTATTTGAACAAACGCTTCTAAGCGATAAGGACGTTCGTGCAAGAAAATAATTTGGCTGTACTTTTTTTCTGCAATCGCCATTTTTAAGTCCATTTGCTTTTGCTCGTACATGTGATTTGCATGAGCCTTCGTCCATAGCGGAACTGCATAAACAAGCGGGTGACGCAATTGCGGACCTAGGACGCCATCCTCAAGATACGGTTGAAGGTCCGGGTGAAGTTCGACGTTGCGTTCATCCATTAATTTCTCAAACAGTTCTTCATATCCTGTTGACATTATTTTGCCTTTCGATTCTTTAGAACAACCTTTGCCGCTTCTAGCCGGATTAAATCTTCGGCTGTGTTCATCGCTGGAAGCATCTTGAGAGCCTTGACCATATTCTTCAATGCCCATGTCGGTTGGTTTCCAACTATTTGCTTTGCTTCGATTATGTTCATGCGCTTATCTTCCCTTCTGCTCTAAGAATTGCTCTGTCAGTAACACCTGAGATGATTCGACCCTTTTCAACTGCTCTGTTATCGCCCTCTAACCATCTGTCAATATCAGCAACAGTTTCTTTTAATGTGTAGGCTTTTGAAATAATGTATCCGGTGTTGACCATTGCGTTCGCTCGGTAGTAATCAATTTTGAATGTGAACTTCACACCAGCGCGGCTGTATCCTCCGCGAACCATCGTCTTGTGTCCGAGTTCCTGAGTGTATTTTGAAATCCGGACACCTTTGTAGTTATAAGTAGCAGAACCTCTTTTAGAATCGCGCTCTACTACTTCTAACCCTTCAATTTTTGTAGCCATTACGCCACCTCTTTCTTTTCTACTGAGAAGACAACATCACCAAACTTTTTGATTTCAACATCTTCAATCTTTTCGAACCCGAAGTCCGCGCAGATGTAAACCTGACCGTCGATTTCAATTTCGTCGCCGACTGAGATTGATGTGTGAGTTCTTGTTGCAGATAATCTTGGCTCAATCACTGTCCACAATTCACCTGCGTAAGTGTTAGTCACTTTGTAAACAACTTCTAAGAACTGACCAACGGTTGTTTCGTCAATTTTAAATTCTGTTTCAAATTCAACAGAACTGATGAAGCGACCAATCTCTGGCTTATCGCCAAATGCTTTCCAAGTTACTTTTACCTTTGACATGTATTGCCTCCTTCGTGGTTGGTGACTATCTGTCCTTACAGGTCCATTGTAAACCCGGGTTTAGTCAATTGTCAAATTCATTTGAACAAGAGTCGTGGATATCTTTCCATCCGTGTCGAGCGTCGTAGTCAATTACCCAGATGAGCAGGGCAAATAGGCCCGTTGCAAGCGCTAGGAGGCCGATAGCGGTCATTTCAGCGCCCTTCCCTTATGACGTTATCAATCATGTTCATGCAGGACCCATAGCCCAAATGCGTCCCCGGCTCATTGAGTCCGACGTAGCAGACGTCCCGGGTCGAATAGGTGAATATCGCTGTGAGCAGGAAGACCAAGATTGCAAATACGGCCCTCCGGCGATAAACGTACTTTCTATCCATTTTCATTTGCTTATCTCCTCAGCATCTTCAGCCGTCCATTTGGACCCCAATTGCCACTCGGCTTTTTCCATTGCTTCTTCTTCATCGGAAGCAAATACCTTGATGTGTTTTTCTGTAACAACTAAAACACTAAACCATTTTTTCTTACTTGCCATTGTTTGCCTCCTTTTCGTTTTTATTAAAACAAGAGATACACAACCATTGTTGATAAGTTTCATAAAATTTGTTTGGGGAATTAACTGAACGTATTTCTTTGCAACCATTACATTTTCTTCTGATAGCCATTACTTGTCCTCCTTTTGTTTTTCGCACCATCGGCACATGCCAGCGCGTTTGATTTGAATTGGTGTGTGCGGCTCTGTTCCGCATTTAGGACATTTCATATTTTTAGCATTTTCTGTCTTACCAGTTTTGCGATTGCATTTTGTTTATGGTCATTACAAACCATGATGCCTTCCATAATTGTTGCTTGATTTGTCTTCAGCAAATTAGGAAAGACCGTTTCCGTCTTTTGATTTGAACAGTAATTACAATAAAACTTCATTTGCTTACCTCCTTCGTGGTTGGTATTTACTAACTCGGGTTTAGTGTATTGCTTATTCAGTTGAATTGTCAACGACCGTGTAGGTCAGCGAGTTCTCTTTATTTAGTTCGACCTCAAAATCAACCTCGCCATTTCTGCCAAGTTCAATCTGATATTTAACTTTTCCGTGGTCGGACCAAGCGTTGACCCGAAGAACCTCAATTGGGTTTTTTGCATTCCGGTTGTCAACGATATGACCGACCTGAACTTTGTCAGCCGGGACCACTATCTTTTGGATTGCCATTTATGCCGCCGCCTTTCCGTGGATTTCTGAGTTTGTCTTTCCCTTGATAAGCAACTGAGTAACAATTTTGGTTTCAGTGGCTTCTTCGATTGCTTGCGCGTGGTACTTCTGGATATCTTTGAAGTTGTAGCGCTCTACCTTGACCGTTTGAATCGTTTCGTTGTAGTCTTCCTCTGCACTTTTTGCTGAGAACCCGATATTCAAGTGACTAATCTCTGTTACATAATCCCCATGAAACTCAAGACGGGATTCACGAACTGTTGAGACGTAACTCTTACGGCTTGCGTAATAAGTTGTACTTACTGAGACCCGATAAGCCCCGGTTGTGTACTTTGTTGTGATTTTGCGGTCTTCCTTGTTAACTGTGGTTGTTTCCACGATTTGATTTGTCATTATGCAACCTTCTTTCCGAATTCGTAGGAGCGGAAGCAAGATGCTCGGTAAGCAACCTCGCCGATGTTTTCTGGATAGATTCCTTCAAGTGTTCCTTTGTTGCTGTATTGACCCTTGCGCTTGAACTGTCGAGTCACTGTCCATGTGTCGTCCCAAGCAAGATAAATCTCAACGCTGTATCCGTTTGAAACTGGAAGTGTGACTGTTCGAGCGGCTTTACCATCATTAGTGCGCCAGATTTCAACCCGGCCCCCTGAGATAGCAAAGATATTTTGCTTGCCTATCTGAGCAAGAAGTTGGTCCTCATCAAAAGGACGATACTTTTCGATTGTCATACTAAGACCCCCTCTGGATTGTTGATTGAGATTTGCGCTTGTTCGATTTTGAACCCCTGTGCTGTTTTCTTGAAATCGACCCAGATGCACTGTGACTCGCTACCATCCCAGTCGATTGCAATTCCATATTTCGCGAAGATATCTGTTACGACCTTTGCGTTTTCTGTTCCGGCGATTGCGTTGTGGTTGAAATAAACTCCATCGAATTCATCTCCATCCCAGCCCGGAACGTAAGCCCCGTCTTCTGCAACCTCAAAGCGATTTCCTTGACCGCCAAAGTGCCAGATGATTGCTTGGTCATCTTGAACTTTTAAATCAACGCAACCTCGGCAACATGAACTCACATTACGACGAGCCTTGATTTTATTTTGGCGGATTTCTTTAAGAGCCCCGTTGAATTGTTCTTTTACTGATTTCATTTCTGCCTCCTTATTTCTTGATTCGGACTTGGGAAACTTTTAAACCTTTTTCTTTTGCGTATCTGCGCTTTGCTTCAGCGACCGCAGAACGCTTTTGCTTAGATTCAGCGGTCAAGATTAAGAACGCAACTACGTTTGCCCAACCTTGTGCTTCTTCTGCATTTTCTGCGGCGTAAGTTGCTAACCATTCAGCCGCTCCGTGTAACTCGCCAACAGATGGAGTTTGAGGAATCACAATTCCTTCGTGAAGAAATCTGTCAATTGATTCGTAATCAGAACTGATTCTGTTGCCCCATTCGAAGCCTTTGTAGTCAAGTGCCATTTAAGCGACCTCCCCTATTCCAAAGTAATCTTGAACGAACCATTGGGCTTGCTTCTTACCTTTTTCGTCGTAGAACTTGATAAGCCATTCCGCGCCTTTATAAACGGCCCAGACTCCAGCGGCTTCTTCAACGATTCTGATTTCTTTTCCCATTTGAATCCCCTCTCCCTTACAACACCATTATAAACCCGGGTTTAGTGTTAGGTCAAGTTCATTTGAATAAGAGTTGAGCCTAAAAGGTGTGATGCTGGTCACATTATGAGCGTAAATTGAGCCCGGATACGAGAAAAGGGCCACCCCGCGTAAAAGGTGGCCCAATCCCGTCCCTAGGAGAAAGGAAAGGTACTTACTCCGTCAGTTCCTCGCAGTTAACGAGAGAAATTACACTACACATTTTTCTTTCTCTAAGCAATCTTTGTAAATGATTTGTGGCAATCTTTTTATTTCTTGGTGCTAGAAAGTTCATACGCCATACTCCTTCGGCGTCTTGCCCTATTGCATACCAATCTTCAAGTTGTATTATTTTTTTCATGTTTCCCCTTCGTGATGAGCAAAAGGGTAACTTTGGTTATGCAAGTAATCAATTACCGACACGCTAAATGTTAGAACTGAGTCCGCCCCATTTATTATCTTGAACAAGAGATATCGGTGAAGCCATATCAAACGAAGTTGAGCCCGGAGGATTATAAAGACATAGCAAAATTGCTTCGGCTCTATCCGGTGACGGAATTCCTCGACGTCGCATATCTGCCTTTGATTCGATTTTAATTCTTCCGGATGAATCGCTGGCATAAGTTGGCCCAGTCATTTGAGCCGCGCATCTGTGGTCGATATCTAACCGGACATCCTGCATTCCTTCGGTCTTAGGTTGCAAAAGATTTCTTGCATTCCACCACATTTCGGCTCTTTGATTTGAAAAACGATTCGAGTCTCTTGCCCGCTCTGCAACGTTGACCGCAACAATCTTGGAATTATGCCGTTGTTCACTTCCCCAAGTCTTTAGCACTGAGGCAACTCCCCAGCCCACACCAATCGAGTCAATCTTGACGCGAACAGGTTCAGGGATTTGTCTTTCTTTGTGAACTTTCTCTGCCGCAAGTATTTGAGTAAGGATTACCCCGGCTACATCGACTGCATTTGCATTTGCCTTACCGCTTGATTTGTGTCGAACAGTGCAAGACATTCCGTCCGCCCATGCGATAACAAATTCATCTCCGCCATCTGCCGCAATATCTACTCCGAGTTGAATTGGTCCCGGGTCAACTACCTGTTCTGCGCTCGCTTCAATCCATGAAAGAGGAATTACCTTATTGGCAACCACTGACGGGAATCGTGCGTGAACACGGGCTTCGACAAATGCTGAATCTTCGCCATATTCGCGAACTACATCGTTTACCCAATCTTCATCGACTAAGTGAGTAGCGACCGGATGCGGTGGAATGTTCGCCGGGCATGATTTACATGTTCCCGCGTCTTCTCCTGTGAAGTTCGGTGTATCAAATGCACCAATCGGAATTACGTTGTATAAATCAGATGAACAAGCGCGTTCGAACCAAGAGCCTTCTTGGTCTGTCGGTGGGTTGCCCAATACTAGGAGGCGAGTGTGTCCACCTGTCATAAGTGATTCGAGAGCGGTACCAAGAGTTTGCGAGATACCTCCGGCTTCGTCAACTACTACCAACAGGTGCGGTGCGTGAACACCCTGTACCGCTGTCTCATCGTGATTACCTGCCGAGAATCCGTAAGCAACCATTTCGTTGCCAATTTTCCATTCAACTGTGAAGACTTCGCCGGGAAGTTTATGTCGAGCCGCAACTCTGCGAACGTGAGGCCATAGAACGTTTCTGACCTGTCGATAAGTAGTCGCTGTTGTTACGACTTGAGCAGTACCGACCGGGTGAACTGACACCCACCAAGCAATCGCTCGAGCCGCAATGTGTGATTTGCCCGGTGCGTGGCAGGCCGGAACAATCGTTCTTTTATTATCGCGGACTGACTCTAAGATTTCTCTCTGCTTCGACCATACGGTTTCCTCTAATGCGCCTCTAACAAATCCAACTGGGTCGTCTTGCCATTTGCCATATTTGTTATCGACCTTCTCATCAATGAAAGTAGATAAGAGTTGACGTTCTTCTAATTCAAGTGATTTAAGTATTCGAATTCTTTCAGGCGCTGGCAGTGTCAGGAATCTCTGAATCGACTGACTCATCCACGTCTCCCATCAAGGCCGCAATCTTGGCCTCTAATGCGTTAACGGTAACAACCTTAATTGCTCCACCATCTTCGCCGGATATCTCTGCGCTTAATCTACGTCCGTATTGCTGAGGGGCTGTTCTTTCCAACCACCAAGCGGCGGCTTGCCATGTTCCGTTCTTAGCCGCACTCTGAATAATTGCTACGTTTCTAACCTTTGCTTCAGCGCGAGCGCTTTTTATAGCCTCCCATAATTCTAAATAAACACGTTCATGTTTGTTCGGCTTTGACCCGGCTTCAATGTTTTCTGCCTCTTGAAGTCCTCTGTCGAGCCATCGATAAACTGTTGACACGCCTATTCCAGCAAAATCACACGCATCTTCAACGAAGTTTCCCGCTTGCAACGCTGATAGCAATTGCTTAACCCGAGGGTCGTCTATGCCTACGACCTTGCGTCCTCTTTTACGGGGTTCTTTTGTCATGTGATAAATCTACTCTGGTTATGAAAGAATAACGGTGATTTAGTCTCGTTTTGATGGAGAAAAGGCACCATTCATGTCAATACTGCGCGATTTTGACGCAATAGATGTCTTAATTAACTTACTTTTTTCAATAACCTTTACTTCTACCCAATTGCAATCAAGCGCATCAAACAAGTCATTTACTAAAAGCGGAGCAATCTCCTCTGCATGAATTCCTTCTTCGCCAAAGTTGAGAAGATAGTTACTCAGCGAATCACCATCAACGCAAATCAAATCTGGTGCGTATTCAATAACCACGGTGTAGTTAATAATGCCGCCTTCAGGACTTTGCGTCATCATGTCTTCTGTTTCAAATTTAATGTGGTCCAAGAATTTTGGTGCTGGGAAGAATTTAAGTTGCTCTGTTGCCATGCTGTCTCCTTAGTAGATTCCGGCTTTATTCATTAAGTGTGCAATCAAGGCTCCGGCTTGCGCTTGGCGCTCCTCTGGTAAATCCGCTCGTAGTGTTGCCATGTAGGTTTTCCAACGGGCTTCGTCTTCTTCGTTCAATACAGCAATCACTTTAAATCCCTCTGGGGTTTCCCGCTCCTCTACGCTCTTATTCATTTCATCAAGAGCATCTCCGCCCATGTTCATAAGTTCTTCAAGTTGGGTTTGTGTGTATGGAAGTCCGGTGAGTAAATCATCTCCAAGATTAGTTGCGAGGTCCTGAAGCAACTTTGTGAGTTCGCCAATGTCGGCTGTTCCCCGAGTCTCATTCATAATGATGGTGAGTTTCTT